TAAGCAGCAATAGCAACCATAAGTCCTTCAACAAGGTATTTGATGGCTCTCTTGACGAGTTCACCTAAATCTAACATATTACCAGTCATTATATATAATTAAAAAAGAAAAAAATAATATTTAATTATAGTTCGTAAAAATACTTAAATATTAATAATTTAATTATTTATAATGAGTTTTTCTAAACCAATTAGTCCCCCAGAAGGCGTAGAACTAAAACACAATCCTGACGGAACAGAAAATGCTAAATATATTGATTTATTGGACGAGGATAAAGCAATCGCAGGACAAAAATTTGTTTGTTTATCTTTTATTTCACCTGAAGATATTTTAAAGCAAAAAGAAATGTATTTGTTTCAAAACTTTATTAAGAATTGGGACTTCTCCAAATCTATGGAAAAATTTACACAGTTCTTAAACTTTCTTTCTTATAAATATAGCATCGATTTTGAGAAAGTTACTAAAGACTTTCAAGAATTTACTAAAGATGAGAAGGAAAACTTAATTCAAACTTCTATTGAAGATGATTTTAAGAACTTTATGGATGATAATGAGGAGCGTCTAGAGAAAGAATTTGATACAGAACATAAATTTCAAACCTCCATTCGTGGTATTAAGGTTCGTGGTTGTTTTCCTACACAACAAGAGGCAGAGTTAAGATGTAAGATGTTAAGACAAAATGATCCTAACCACGATGTATATGTAGGACCTGTTGGTATTTGGGTTCCATTCCATCCTGAAGCCTACAAGACAGGACGCGTAGAGTATATGGAAGAGACACTTAATGAGCTAATGAGTGAGAAGAAGAAGAACGAGGAGAAGGCAAAGGATGAATTTGATAATCGTGTTAAAGAGGCTAAGGTAAAAGCAATGGAGGATAATAAGAAGAAGGCAGAGGAGACTGGAGCTAAACTTACACAAACTATCAATGCTGACGGAGATTTAGTTTCTGTCGCTAATATGAACACACAAGAGAGTGCTATGGGTGAGAATGCTACATTAGATGATGTTAAGAAAGAGCTATTTGAGGGTGAAAATATTGTAACAGATAAAAATACTGACCATGGACTTACACAAGTTGAAGGTGGTAGTGATTCAACAAATGCTTAATTTATTAAGAATAAAACAATATAATAATAATAAAATATATTGTTTTAATGGTCAAAGGAAGTGATTCACAAGAAGAATCAAAAAGAAATTTATATGGTAATATTTATTTATTAGAAGATGAAATTAAAAAAATAAAACTTGAAATAGAAGAGATTAATATGAAAATTATTGAAGAATGTATCGAAAAAAATGGGAAACATGATTTTGAACGAGAAAGAGACCCAGGACTATATGGGGAATCTTATTTTGTTTGTAAACATTGTGGTTATGAATATTAAATATTACTAATGTATTTAAATATATAATGTCATTATTAATAAATGGAAATTCATAATGACACTGATAATACAGTAGATACTAATGAGTATGATTCATCTTTTCAAAATAAATGGTATTCTAGAGGATTCCCTTCAAATACGGCATGGGGATGGAATAAAGCAGCTCCTAAAAAATCTCTCTATGATATTGGTATGGCTGACACTGCTAATATTTGTATGTTGAATTTTGTTGAACTGGTTCATTGGGCTCCAATAATTCCGGCATTTTTAATGGCACAATCTATATTTTATAATAGTGATAGTTGGACTAACTATTTTAACAACGACCAACAAAGAACGCTTTTATTTCTACTTTCTCCTATGATCGCTTTTTTTGGAGGTCTTCCAGGTATTATGATGCATACATATGAGGGATGGCAAGTAGCTCCATTTAATAGTCCATTAAGAGGTGAATTAGAAGATACAAATGTGATTGTTTCTGATAAAAATAATCAGTGGTTAAGAATTGTAGCTTATTTTTTTATTTTTAATATGCAGTATATTGGATTACAAGCATTTTCATATGCTGTTTTAGGTCCAAGCTATTTTTTTGGCTGTTTAAAATTTTTATCTGTTATGGGATTTTTAATAGGTTATCTGGGTAACCAAGAATATAAAGCGACATTTAATTTTAAATGGAAGGATACAGCAGGTGGCTCTACATTTCCATTAGCTTGGACTACATTAATACCATTTATAATGGCAGCATCATTAAATCTTTATGCGTTTTCAGAATTGGGGGATTTAATATTTCCAGGTCCATTCAGTATTATTAATTCACTAGCGCCACCGATTTTAATAGCATTAGGTGGCGCGATTGAAGGTTTATTCGCAGAAACAATTTTTGATCAAAAAATACACGCCTTTGCTGTAATTCTTTTTAATATGGGGTTTTGGCTCCAACTTAATATGATTACAAAAGGTGGTAATATTCTTTCTGGTTCTTGTAGTAGTGAAAATTATCCAATGTTAGAGAACAACTGATTAATTGTTTATGCAATAGGATCATCCCAATTATTTAAATCATCATCTGGTAATTGAATAGAACTTTTAAAATCAAGTGGGATTTCTTCATTTTTAATTCTTTGTTCAAGTTTCCAATCCTTCTTTTTGGTATCAAAAAGTTGTTGTCTATTATAATGTATAAGTTCTTTATTCTTAATATTATACTGGTTTCTACTTTTTGAATCCATAATGATTTCAAATTCAGTACATAAAGATTGTTTTGTATCAATAAGTGAAAGATATTCTTCTTCCATAACGGCGACAACTTTAGTATTCCATTCATTTAGTTTGACATCTGGATCCTGATGCTCCCATAATTTATGATTCATCCAAGGACCCAATATATCCATTCTATATTCTATTTTATTATGTAAATTAGAATATTTCTCTCTTAGATTATGAATTCGTTCCTTCTTTTCATCAAACTTATAATATTTGGAAATAGATAAAATAAGACTAATATAAGTTGATATAGAAATACCAACAATTGATACGCTTGGCGCAGGAGTGTCAAAAAACTCTTTGGTAGATTGTAGAAATCCAGAAACAGTTGATAAGAAAATAACAGATATTTGAATATAATTTATTTTATTATTAAGGTCATCATATTCTAAGTCTAATAGTCTTTTATTTTCTTTACATTCTTTTAGAATATATAAATTATTATTAACAAAAGCTTCCAATTGATTTTTGAAAATAACAAACTGTTTTTTTGATTTAAAATTATCAGGTAAATTAATGTTTAGATTGTAATCCACACTAGGAATAACATCATTAGTAGTTTTATCCTTAATATCAATAGCAACATTTTGATTTAAGTTTTCATTAGAGTTTGATTGATTAGTTTTTTTTTTAGGTTTTTTGTCTTTGGAACCTAAGAGGTTATCCTCACTATCTAAAGTATTATTATTACTCGACATATAATAATAATACAGAAAAAATTATTACAATTATTACCATTTATTTTTACGAACATTTATTTTTGGACCAGCTCCTCGCTTTTGAACACTATTTGGATCATAAATTTCATCTTCCTCATCACTATCAATATCTTTAGACAATTCCCAAAATTCTTTTGATCCTAATCTAAAGTTTCCATGGTTTGCTGCTTTATACCAAAATATTTGGTCTTGTAATTTATTAGATTTGGAATTATTATTTATAACTAAACATTCAAAATTCTCTGTACATTGGTCCATTACCTGACAAAACGATTCAAATGTAGGGAACATACCGGCATAATTTTCCCATATTCGTTTTCTATTTGCTATATATGGTTCACGAAGTATAAATACATAATCAATATTTGTTCTTAAATTTGGAGGAATACCTAATGGATATTGCATTGTAATTATTAACATTATTTTCCAATGTCTACCATTCATAAATAATAATCTCATCATCTTATCCTTTGTCCATTTATTATCATATAAACAATCGTCTAAAATAACAAATGCTCTTGGGTCAATACTAGTTCTTTTGTATGCCTCCATCTCTTTTTTAATTTGTTTCATTACTGTTTTTTGTCGCTTAAGTATATTTTCTATAATAGCAGTATTATATTCATCGTGAATAAATAATTTTGGAACATGAGCAGCAAAAAAACCGTTACCTGCTTCAGTTCCTGATATAACTGTTCCAATAGGAATATCTTGATGATAATATAATAAATCTCTCACAAGAAAACTCTTTCCAGTATCTCTTCTACCAATTAATACTACAACTGGACCTTTATTTTCGT